GTTCCTTCAAAGGAAGGTATTATTACTTTAGGGGGTTTTGTGCTCGATTATGAGAAGAATCATTCACCCGGAATCGAAATGGAACAATGTAGACTCGTACCTCGTTCTCTGGATGCTGAAAACGTCGACCGTGCATTCCGGGAGCACCCTCTGTGACTGAAGATACTCTTCCTCGGGTACGATTCACCACGTACGGGAGAACATCTCATATCCGCTTAGCCGGCACACGATTTTCATTATGTGGTGAGTATGTCCGCATCTCGTACCGATTCCTTGAGTCGTCTGCTCCGAAGAATCAGGTGTGCGATCGCTGTCAAGCTAAGTTGTCGAAGGAGGATGACTGAGTGAACCCAGAAGATGAGTTCTGGACGCACTTGAGTAAGTATCCAGGCCATTGGCTGAGCTCCTACGGACGCATCAAGAATTCTGATGATGAACTGCTCGAACTTTACGTGAATGAAGACGGTTGGCCAAGTGTTCATTTAGAGGTATGGGAATGGTCGTTCGACGGACCGGTGGCATGGTTGATGTTCTGGACGCTGTTCGTCGGGAACAAGGAGCAATGCCGGGTGAACTTCCACGATGGCGACCCGATGAATACGAGACTCGATAACCTGAAGATCGAATATCTGGATTCTGAGGGGGGTTGGCAGACGGTTTCGACGAAGAAATTGAGTTCGGGACTGCTCATGCTGGACCGGAGAGTGGGGAAAAGGATCCAGATCATCGAGACAGGGGAGATGTTCGAGTCCGTTCAAGCATGTGCGGAGGCGATCGGAGGGTCTGCGACGAACATCTGGGGATATTTTAGGGGAGTGACGAAGAGTGTGAAGGGGTATACATTCCGAAGATTGTGATGGTTGAGGTGATGAAATGGAGTTCGGGTGGGATTGAGGTCGATGGATCTGACCTGGTTCGACTGTTAAGGACGACTTTTCATTCAGAAAACTCTCAGACAATTCACAGAAAGTTCTCAGGAAACTATCAGAAATGAGAATCGGGGTGCAAGGTGAGATTGACCAAAATCTATCACTTTGTACCCCGATTTTTCATTTTTGGAGTCAATTTTGATCAAAAACCCAATAGTTCTGGCCAAAAATGAAAATTTTTAGGTATATTTAGTTCCACGCGAGATGATTTATGTGATAGATATTACATAAATGAAATTACTCACGAAGAAAGTACTTTCAAAAAATTTTTGGCCAGAGAATCTGTTTTTTGATCCAAAACGGACCTATCACACATCTCGGAAAAAATCGCGGGCAAAACACGGATTATAATAGAAGGAGTAGAGAGTTTCTCGGGTCAAATTCGAGAGCTCTTGCGCTTCTTTTCGTTTTGTGAGGAGGTTCGATGGCGATCAAGCCGGAAACCAAGTTCGAACGGGCGTTCATGAGCGACCTGCGAGCTCTACTTCCGGGTTGTTATATTTTCAAACTGGATCCAGTCCAATACTATGGGATCCCAGATCGCCTGGTTCTGTTCCAAAACATCTGGTTCACATTAGAATTCAAAGAATCGGCAACAGCGAAGAAGCAACCGCTGCAAGACCACCATGTTGAAGTGATGAACAACATGTCTTTCTCTGCATTCGTGTATCCAGAAAATCGAGAGGAGATATTAGATGCAATTTGCCACACATTCGGAATTGGTAGGTACCCACGCGTTTCTCAGCGCAAGTAACTATAGCTGGATTCGCTATAGCGATGACAAGCTAGTTAATACCTTCTTCAATAAACTGAATGCGCAAAAAGGCGATCGTCTGCATGAAGTAGCAAAAGAACTTATTCAGCTGCATATCAAGCTTCCTGACACTACTCAGACTTTGAACAGCTATGTCAATGATGCCATCGGTTTCAGAATGACACCCGAACAGATTCTTTTTTACTCTTACAATTGCTACGGTACTGCAGACGCCATACACTTTGATGAGAAGAAGAAGCTTCTCCGTATTCATGACTTGAAGACCGGAGTGATCGTAAAGGCTAAGATGGACCAACTTCTGGTCTATTGTGCGCTATTCTGTCTGGAATACGGATACAAAGCCACCGATCTCAATTATATTCTTCGTATCTATCAGAATGACCAGATTGAAGAATACGAGCCCGACGTTGATGAGATCATGCATATCATGGATCGTATCGTTACGGCTGATCGTATTCTCGAGGAACTGAAGGTGGAGGTATTCTCGTGAGCTTTGAGCTTGCAGAGGATGAACTAGCTCATTTTGGTACTCCACGCCACTCAGGTCGTTATCCCTGGGGGTCTGGAAAAGACCCGTATCAAAGCGCAAAGGGATTTCTTGGTTACGTTGCTATGATGCGTGCCCAGGGACTCAGTGATACTGAGATTGCTCGCGGTATGGGTCTGTATACCGACGACGGTAAACCTTGGTCTACGACATATTTCCGTGCGCTCAACAGTAGCGCTAAGAATGAAGTCCAGAAAGCTGAGATCTCTGAGGCAATCAAGCTGAAGGAAAAGGGACTCTCTAACGTTGCGATTGGTAAGATTATGGGGAAGCCCGAGTCTTCTGTTCGTGACTTACTGAAGCCCTCAACCCAAGCTAAAGTCGATCGGTTGACTTCGACTGCCAACGTTCTCAAGCAGGAAGTGGCAGATAAGAAGTATCTTGACGTAGGTCTAGGCACAGAACATTATCTTGGCGTAAGTGACACCCAGCTCAAGGTTGCCTTGCAAATGCTTCGTGAAGAGGGATACAACGTATATCCTATCAAGAAGCCTCAGCTTGGAACCGGTGAGATGACTACCTATAAAGTCCTCGTGGAGCCTGGTGTCACATACAAAGAATTCGCTCAGAATAGTGATAAGATTCGTACTGTTCAGTCTTTCTCGGAAGACGGTGGTGAAACTTTCACTAAGATCAAACCCCCCAGCAATATCAAATCCAAGCGAGTCATGGTTAGATATGGCGATGAAGGTGGATCTGATGCGGATGGTGTGATCGAGTTGCGTAGAGGCGTCGAAGATATTTCTTTGGGTAATGCTCGATATGCTCAGGTTCGTATTGCAGTAGATGGAACCCACTATCTTAAGGGAATGGCGATGTATGCCGACGACCTTCCGGATGGTGTAGATATTCGCTTCAACACGAACAAAACCAGAGCCGAGATGGAAAAAGCTGTTGCCGATGGCAAGGCTCCAAACATCAAGCTTGCGGCCATGAAGAAGCAGGAAACTTCAGATCCTAATAACCCTTTCGGATCTTCTATCCAGCGTCAAAGTGGTGCTCTGAACATCGTTAACGAAGAAGGAAAATGGAGTGAGTGGTCGAATAAATTCTCCTCTCAGTTCCTTTCCAAGCAGCCGACAGCTCTCGCTAAGGAGCAATTGGCCATGCGTTACGATCAGATGGAGAACGAGTTAGCCAGCATTTCTCGATTGACCAACCCTGAGGTGAAGAAGAAGCTACTTCAGTCTTTCGCTGATTCGGCGGACTCTTCTGCTGTTCATTTGAAAGCAGCTGGACTTCCTCGTACTAATACCCATGTCATCCTTCCGATTAATTCGCTGAAGGATAACGAGATCTATGCTCCTAATTACAACAACGGAGAGACTGTCGTTCTTGTCAGGCACCCCCACGGTGGTATCTTTGAGATCCCCGAGTTGACGGTGAACAACAAAAACAAGGATGCTCGTCGTTTGATCCCGAATGCAATTGACGCTGTAGGTATCAACTCTAATGTTGCTGCCCGTCTCTCAGGAGCGGATTTCGATGGAGATACAGTTCTTGTCATTCCCAATAATCAGGGTCGAGTGAAGACCGCTCCTGCTCTTGCCGCACTCAAGGATTTCGATCCTAAGACGGCATACCCCAAATATGAGGGAATGCAGGTGATGAGTGCTGCAGAGAAACAGCATCAGATGGGTAACATCTCTAACCTGATCACTGACATGAGTATCGGTGGAGCCACACAAGCCGAGCTAGCTCGAGCAGTTCGGCACTCAATGGTGGTGATCGACGCTGAGAAGCATGAGCTGAACTATAAACAGTCTTATTTGGATAACAACATAGCTCAGCTGAAGAAGGACTATCAGGGAAGTGTTCGTAGCGGCGCTTCTACGCTCATCTCTCGAGCCTCTTCTGATCTTCGCGTGCCTGCCCGTAAACCGCGACCTGCGGCACAAGGTGGGTTCATTGATAAGAACACAGGCGAGAAGATGTATGTGGAGACAGGTGAGACTTATCCCACATACAAGGTGAACAAGAAGACAGGCGAAGTCACAGAAGTACAAAAGCTAAAGACTATCCGCACTACAAAGCTTGCAGAAGCTAAGGATGCTTATAGTCTTGTCTCTGATCCAGGTACACCGATCGAGTTCATCTATGCGGACTACTCCAACAAGATGAAAGCTCTTGCTAACCGGGCCCGTAAAGAGATGGTTAATACCCCACCCATGAAGGTTAATCCTTCTGCTAAAGCGACATACAAGCCCGAGGTGGATCATTTGAAGGCCCAGCTTAACCGGGCCCTCAAAAACGCCCCCCTCGAGAGAGTAGCGCAGGTTGTAGGTAACGCCATAGCTAAATCAAAGGCCGATGCTAACCCAAGCCTCGATAAAGATGACCTTAAGAGAATCAAGTATCAAGCTCTTGAGGAAGCTCGACTCCGTGTAGGTGCGCAAAAGACCCCCATTACGATTAGTGATAGGGAATGGGAAGCAATTCAATCTGGTGCAGTTAGTTCTAACATTCTGCAAAAGATCCTGCAGAACACAGACCTCGACCGCATTAAAGAACTTGCTACTCCACGTAACGCTCCCACTATGACGACAGCATACATCGCTCGTGCAAAGAGTATGTTGGCCGCCGGCTATACACAAGCCGAGGTCGCATCTGCTCTTGGTGTGAGTGTTAGTACTCTGAATCAGGCTCTCAAGTAATCAGAGAAAGGAGAAAGACACATGGATCCTGTACACATGCTTACAACCGTGGACAATCCGTTCAATCCTTTCACTGAGTACGATGAATGGTTGAGCTTTGATGAGTCCCACGGCTACTTTACAAATAGCCTCCTGGCTAGAATAGTAGTGTCCTCTGATGACATGTCAGAAGCTGTTCAGAATTATGCAAGAGAATCAGCAATTGATGAAATTGTGAAAGAGAATGTTTTAGGTCTGTATCGTAAGGTTCCACAACCTTCGTGAAGATCTAGGAATTCTTAAAAGCAGATGGGGAGGGGGGTCTCGCAAAAATGACCCCCCTCCCGCATCGCCCGCCTCCTGAAAATTCCCCCGGGGGGACAAATTCTGGGAGGTTTCTACCATCGAAGTCTGCCTGAGTGGGTTGAAACTCCTTTGAGGAGTGTCCTAACTCGTTCGGAGTAGGTCACAACTATTTTTGGAGGGAGCACTTTCGTGGCTGAGATCACGGACACCCCGGTTGAGGTCGGCTCGTCCTCATACCTTATTCAAAACTTAGGTCCCGACAAACTCTATGTGGGTGGTTCCAGCGTCACAGTCGAGACCGGAATCGAACTGCAAGTGGGTCAGGCTCTTACCGTGGGGGAAACACGTAGTTCTGTTTTTGTCGTCTCTGACGGAACGAGTGATGTTCGAATCCTCGATCGAGGTATGGGTATTTTCACAACGAACCCACCTGCTTCGGAACCTGTCTAATTTCGAAACTATTTCTAAAGGATACTTAACATGAGCAACCGAACTGAGTAGGTTCGGATTGTCACCACTCAGACAGCTATCGAGCCAAGTCAGGGTGTTACTCAGATGCCTTTCTTCGATCAGGATGGAAACCCTGTCGAGATCGGCGGAGGTGGAGACGTTCTTCCAGAACCTTCACTAGATTACGAAATTATTTATTCTAGTGAAGGTGAATGGAATCGCGGTCCGCTTGAATGGGTCCTTCGTCAGTTTACAGGAACCTCGGTCCCAATGTGGGGAGTTATTACTTACAACGGCGAGAATCTAGACTGGCGAGGTCTTGAGGAACTCATTCCCCTGATTCTCAACTCCCTTCCTGGTTGGTCCACTTCGGGAACTCTTCAGCTTCAGGCTGTTGACGGTTCCCTCCAGTGGGTGACTGTCCCCTAGTTTTAAATTTTTAAGAGAAAGAAACTATAATGGGCGCTAACCGCATTCAACAGTTCAACGTTATCGATACTCCGGTCTCCCTAGACGCAAGTCAGGGTTTAACCGAGACTGCCTTCTTCTTAGGAGGCGAGCAGGTTTTCCCGATCGTCGCAGATTCCGCTACTCTTCCGGATGTTCCGGATTCCGAGGCAACTACGGTTGAAGATCTTGTGGCAGACTACAACACTCTGTTACAGACACTTCGCGATCGTAAAATTCTCGCACCGAGTAGTTAGTAGTGACCCCAACAACGACGGAGGTGTCTCTCACGACCATCTCCGTCGTTGTTGCACTCTCTTTTATTTTACGGGGGAAACATGATATCTACTCTTAAGAAACTTCGACCAGACCATTGGGCTTGGCTCAATGCGAAGCTTGCGATGATCATTTGGTCAGTCTTATTCTTCGTCAATGCTTCCTCCAGCCCAGTCGGTCAAGCATTGCAGTTCTTTCTTACTCTTCTTGTCTCGGGCGTTGTATTTTTCGGCCTTATTGTATCGGCTGTTGGACTGTTGATGGCTACATCAAAATTCATCAAAACTTCTCAACGAGGAACAACTCTTGAGCTCGCAGGACTCTATCTAGCTCTTTCAGGACCAGTGTCCTACTTCATTGTTCGAGTCGTCCTTGTAGTGACTTCAGTCGACCATCGAGGATCGGATTTGGCTGTACTTTCCTATGCTGTGGCCGCATTCATATTCGTTCGAATTGTTATTATCAGTTCGCATCGAAAGAAGGTTAATGTATGAACCCTGACCTTCTTCAGACGATTATCGCTGCTGTTCTCAGCAGTGGTCTGATCAGCGGCATATTCACTCTGGTGTCGAAGCGTTCTCGCTCACCTGAGTCACAGAATGAACTTGCTCGTCTAGGTAATGAATTCGCTTCTCAGCTTCTTGAAGATGCTCGAGCTGAGAGAAAAGAACTTCGTGCAACCATTATCGAGCTGGAGAAGTCTAACAGCACCAAACAAGAGACCATCGATCGCTTAAAGTCTCTTCTCGATGAGAAAGACAAGCGCATTAATGAGCTCGAGGATAGGCAACACATTCTGGCAGGAAAGCTCCGCGCTGGAGAGCAGATTACACTCGCTGACATTTTTGGAAAGAATGCACCGAGCGAAATTCGAGTCGTCGTGGATGGCGCCGGCTCTATCGCTTAGAGTGGAGCAGAGTCCTTCTGATGAACCACCAGGCTAAAACAAAAAAATGGGCGTCATCAACCCTTTCTCCTTTCAAGAGGCGTGTTCACCTTCGGACGGGGTGGTCCACGCTATAAGTCTGGTGGTTCTTTAGGAGGACTCTGCACATATTTTCAATTTTGGAGGTGATCAACTATGGCGGCAAAAATTCCTAAGGAAGTTTACGTCGGACGCAAACGTCCCCCGGCGACAACTATCCAGGAACGTGAAGACCAGCTGAAATCCCTAGCAGTGGATCTTGCTGAGATTCAACTCCGGGAAGGAACGGCGTCCGCACAGGTGATCACACATTACCTTAAACTCGCTACGGTTCGTGAAGAGATCGAGCGAGATAAACTTCGGGCGGAGAATGAACTTCTTCGTGCTCGAGTTGAGGCAATCCAATCCAGTGTTAACAGCGAAGAGATAGCTCGTGCGGCCATCGAGGCCTTTACGGGGTACCGACCGAGCGATGATATTCCGGATGAGTATCTTGACTGACCATAAAAGGTCATACCATGAGATGCTTCAGTTCGATAGCTTCGAAGACAGATTTGATTATTTGCAGCTTCGAAGTAGTGTTGGAACATCTACTTTTGGTTTTGACAGATGGATTAATCAGGCATTCTATCGTTCGCGAGAATGGAAGAACATTCGCAATGACGTCATTGCGAGGGATCTCGGATGTGACTTAGCAGTTCCGGGGCGTGAGATCTACGATAAGATTATTATCCACCACATGAACCCGATGACCGCCAAGCAGATCGATGAAGGTAGTGAGGACATACTCAATCCTGAGTATTTGATCTCAGTTACTCTCGACACACATAATGCGATCCACTTTGGCGACAGGAGCAAGCTTCGGCAAGTAGTTCCTGTGGAGAGACGTCCCGGAGACACGAAACTCTGGGGTCGATAGAAAAGGAGAAAACTATGTCCGAATCCGAGCCTACCCCTGCCACTCCGGTGGAGGTCGCTCCCAACGCAGAACAGGAAGCGGCTCCAGTGAATGCAAGTCCCGACGTTGCTCCTTCTGAGGTTTCTGAGGACTTTGTCCCGGAGTCCGAGGGTGATGCTGAGGGTATTAAGAGCATCGATAACGGAAAGGATGACTAATGCCTAACGGTCGAGACCTGGCGTTAATCGCGCTTCGTAACTCTACAAAGCAGGATCTGTCCGGATGGTGTCAGTACTTCGTCGGTCTGATGATCTCGGCTTATCTGGGGCGTCCGGCTCCTGGCGGATACGGATCTGCTCAGGAGGCCTGTGATGCTTCCAACCTCGAGTTCGAGACTCCGGAGGAGGTTCCGATTGGCGGAATCCTCTACTTCGAGTATTCCACTCCTGGCCATGACGCCGTCAAAATCGGAGACGATCTGATGGTGAATGCCACGGCGAACAAGTCCGGAATGGTTGAGAATCTTGGTCGTGGTGTGAAGATCACCCGAATCAGTCAGTACAATCGAAAGTTCCTGGGTGGATCACGCGCTAATGGTAACCGCCCGGCGATTGTCGGCATCCAGCCGTACAATCCGAACCCGGCGCCTACTCCTGGTAAGGATGTCGATGCGGTCGCGCGCGAGGTGATCGCGGGTAAATGGGGTAACGGTTCTGAGCGTCAGCAGCGTCTGACAGCGGCGGGTTACGACTATGCTGCAGTTCAGGCTCGCGTGAACGCGATTCTCTCTGGAGCAACCCCTGCCCCGAGCAAGACGCTGGATCAGATCGCTCGCGAGGTGATTGCCGGAAACTGGGGTAATGGCGCAGATCGTCAGCGTCGTCTGTCTGCGGCTGGGTATGATTACGGTGCTGTTCAAGCTCGAGTCAATGCAATCCTGGCCGAGAGTGCTCCTACCCCTGCACGTAAGTACACGGTTCGTCCTGGGGATTCTCTCTCTAAGATTGCTCAGCAGTTCGGCGTTCCCGGCGGATGGCAGCAGCTTTACGCTGCTAACAAAGCCGTCATTGGTGGCAACCCGAATGTGATCAAGCCGGGTCAGGTTCTGGTACTTCCGTGATGAACGATCGAGAGTATGTCGGTCAGTACGAAGTACCGGTCGACCCCATGGACGAGCTCGAGTGCGAGTCCTGTCAGTAAATGATTAAGGAGAAGGCGGAGTAATGGCTGAAGGGCCTTCAGATAGTATCCTCACGAGTACCAAGAAAGTTCTGGGTATTGAGGACGACTACACGGTGTTTGACATCGATATCATCATGCACATCAACTCCGCCTTCTCCACTCTCCTTCAGGTCGCCGACATCGGGTCTCCTGGGGGGTTTGAGATCGCGGATAAAGAGGCTACGTGGAGTGAGGTCATTCAGGACAAGAAATACCTGAACTCACTCAAGACCTATATTGTCCAGAAGGTTCGGCTTGCGTTCGACCCTCCGAGCACCTCTTTCGCGATCGATGCGATCGACAAGCAGATTAAGGAAGCAGAATGGCGTCTCAGCCTCTATGCTCCTCCTGCTGTATATTCTAGTACCCCAGAGGAGGGATGATTAATGCTTGATAGCGAGAACTTCCTTGCTCACTACGGTGTATTAGGGATGAAGTGGGGAGTTCGTAAGGATCGATCTGGTTCATATTCTTCGGACTATGCTCGTAAGCGTCGTCTTCAGCAGCGGGTTAAGAAAAGTGGAATTCAGAACCTCAGTAACAAAGAACTGAAGGAACTGAATTATCGCCGCGAGCTGGAGAAGAACTACAAGAAGCAATATCCGAATAAGATCCAGGCGGGGTACAACTATATTACCGGCGCACTCGCTGTCGCGGGAACCGCTGTCGCTATTTACAATATTGCTAATAGTCAGGCGGGAAAAGCCGGAGCAGAATATCTTAAGAAGCTTTTTAATCGATAATGCTTTAGGAAAGGAGGAGGGTTCCGATGGCGCTGTCTAATACAGCCACACCCAAGTATTATGCAGCGTTTCGTGAAGCGGTCATGCGCGGAGATATTCCCGTTAACGCGCAGATCTCTCTGGAGATGAACCGCATTGACGATCTCATCGCGAACCCGAATTTCTACTACGACGATCAGGCGATTGATGGATTCATTCGCTACTGCGAGGGTGAGCTGACACTTACCGATGGTAGCAAAGTCCACATGCTTGAATCATTCAAGTTGTGGGCTGAATCTCTGCTTGCTTGGTTCTACTTCGTCGAGCGCGACGTATATGTTCCGTCAAAGGACAATCACGGCGGACACTATGTCCGTAAGATGATCAAGAAGCGTCTCGTCAACAAGCAGTACCTGATCGTCGCTCGAGGCGGTGCCAAGTCGATGTACGCATTCTTCTTACAGGCGTACTTCCTTGTCGTGGATACGGACACTACACATCAGATTACGACTGCTCCTACCATGAAGCAGGCGGAAGAGGTGTTGGGTCCGTTCCGCACGGCGATCACGCGAGCTATTGGTCCGCTCTTTAAGTTCCTTACTCAAGGATCTTTGCAGAACACCACGGGGGCTCGCGCTCTTCGCGCCAAGTTAGCTTCTACAAAGAAGGGCATCGAGAACTTCATGACGAATTCTCTCTTAGAGATTCGTCCGATGCGTATCGATAAACTTCAGGGTCTCAGACCTAAAATCACAACCATTGACGAATGGCTGTCGGGGGATGTTCGAGAGGACGTAGTGGGTGCTGTCGAACAGGGAGCATCCAAACTTGATGATTGGGTCATCGTTGCGATCAGCTCTGAAGGTACTGTCCGAAATGGTTCGGGTGATACCATCAAAATGGAATTAAGTAGTATCCTGAAGGGCGATTACTATAATCCTCACGTGTCTATCTGGTGGTATCGCCTGGACAACGTGGAAGAAGTGAATGATCCAGCGATGTGGCCTAAGGCTCAACCTAACATTGGATTGACGGTCACTTATGAGACGTACCAACAGGACGTCGAGAGAGCCGAAAAAGTCCCCGCCGCTGCTAACGACATTCTGGCGAAGAGGTTTGGAATCCCCATGGAGGGGTATACATACTTCTTTACCTATGAAGAGACGATTGCTCATCGACCCCATGAATTCTGGAGACTACCATGTGCGCTCGGAGCGGATCTTTCTCAGGGTGATGATTTTACTGCATTCACCTTTTTGTTCCCTCTGTCAGATGGTTCGTTCGGAATCAAGACTCGAAGCTATATTTCAGAATACACACTGAAGAAGCTCCCTGGAGCTATGCGTGCTAAGTATGAGGAGTTCATCAAAGAGGGAAGTCTCTTTGTTCGAAATGGAACGACTCTAGACATGATCGAGATTTATGAAGATCTTGATCAGCATATTTTGAGCAGTGAGTATGACGTTCGAGCTCTCGGTTTTGACCCTTACAACGCTAAAGAGTTTGTTACTCGTTGGGAAGCGGAGAACGGTCCTTTCGGAATTACTAAAGTAATTCAGGGCGCTAAGACTGAATCGGTTCCTCTCGGCGAGCTGAAAAAACTGAGTGAACAGAGAATGCTGATCTTCGATCAGAAGTTGATGTCTTTCGCCATGGGTAATGCGATTACTATTGAAGATACTAACGGTAACCGCAAACTCATGAAGATGCGAAAAGATGCCAAGATTGACAACGTCGCTGCTTTGATGGACGCTTACGTTGCATGGAAAGCCAACCGTGACAGTTTTGAGTAAGGAAGTCTGATGACTGATATTTTGAATAATGGGGCAGATTTTCTGGCTCACTATGGCGTTCTGGGGATGAAATGGGGTATTCGCAAAGACGAGTATCGTTCTCTCAGTCGTGAGCAAAAGAAATTATATCGGAAGAAGACACTAAAAGAGAGATCTTCTGATTTTAAGAAAGCTCGAATGAAGAATGCCGAGTTGACAGTTGAAGCCGCAGCTCGAGGAAAAGACAATGTTTTCATCCAAACTGCTGATTCACCAATGTCGATTCCTCTTGTCGTAAGTGGTAAAGAGTTTCTGTCATATCTTGAAAAGGGCGGTGTCTTTAATGCCACTTTGACCAGCGTCTTTGGCTATACGGACACTCCGGAGGGTAAAGAGGTTCAAAAGTTCGTCGAGTCTCGTTTAGACGCCATCTGGGAACCCACTGCTCAACGCTATGTGTTGCGTAAGTAAGGATGAATATGTCTGATATTTTTGAAGATGCTGACGACTTTCTCGCTCACTATGGTGTTCTTGGAATGCGATGGGGGGTTCGTAAGTCACGAAACGCTCCTAATCCTGATTATAATTCTAACCAGCGTAAGCGAGACCGTCAAGTCTATGGTCGCCGGGGAGAGCGTCGAATCAATCGAGCTCTCAATCGTGGTGATTCCATTTCAGTTGCTCGCGGAGATGAAAAGACCCGACGCGATCGAGTCATGGGTCGAAACAAGTACGTTCGTCAAGTCGGTAAAGTCGCAGGCGTTGTTGGTGGAGTCGCTTTAGCGAATCTCGCCGTAAGTGGATTAAAGAAGGCTGCTCACTCTCGTCCCGTGATTAATTTCATGAACAAGTACGTCGGTCAATCTGCGCAGTACGCAACTGTTTCCGCACTTAGTCTTCTTGATTCTCCTCAGGGACGAATCGCGTTGAGTACCGGAGCGGCAGTTGTAGGCAATCTCCTCGCTGGAGATATTGCAGTGGGTATCAACATGCGATCTCATGGATATAATCCGAATCGAAAGTAAAGATTCTATGCGCATATTTTCGATCAGGAAAGGAGGTGAGCTATAGTGGCGTCTATTTTTGATAGAATGGCATCCGCTGCCAATCGGTTAGCCCACGCATGGAGCGTCTTTTCTCAGAATGAAGAGATGTCTTACACTCGCGATTTCGGACAATACGGAGCGGGGTATGGTGTTCGACCAGACCGGCGTCGAATGACGAACGGTAATGAGAAATCCATTGTGGCCTCGATTTACACGCGTCTTGGCATTGACGTTGCCAGCTATGAGATGCGACATGCTCGGGTCGATGAGAACATGAATTATCAGGAAGACATTAAGAGCGGTCTAAATGAGTGTTTATCACTCAATCCAAACATCGACCAGACTGCCCGGCATTTCAAACAGGATATTGCAATGACTATGTTTGAAAAGGGCGTTCTTGCTGTCGTTCCTATCGATACCTCTCTGAACCCTATCATGACTGGAGCATATGATATCGATAGTATGCGTGTGGGTGAAATTGTCCAATGGTACCCACGTCATATTCGCGTAAAGTTGTGGAACGACAGTCCGGGAAAAGGTCGATATGAGGAAGTAACGGTCCCCAAATCGATTGCTGCCATCATCGAGAATCCGTTCTATCAGGTGATGAATGAGCCTAATTCGACTCTTCAACGACTGATCCGAAAGCTCAACATCCTTGACGCCGTCGATGAAGCATCAAGCTCGGGAAAGCTTGACCTTATCATTCAACTTCCGTATGTTATCAAGTCTCAGGCTCGTAAAGAAGAGGCAGAGAAACGTGCGCAAGACATTGAGATGCAGCTGAGAAACTCTAAGTACGGCATTGCCTATACGGACGGTACGGAACACATCACTCAGCTGAATCGCCCGGCCGAGAACAATCTACTTAATCAGATTACCTATCTGACGAGTATGTTGTATGGGCAGCTGGGACTGACAGAAGAGATCTTCAACGGTCAGGCTGATGAAAAGACCTTACTCAATTACTACACGCGTACGATTGAGCCTGTGTTGACATCAATTACGGAATCAATGCGACGAACCTTCCTTACCAAAACGGCAAGGACTCAAGGACAGTCCATTGTGTACTTCAGAGATCCGTTCAAACTGGTTGCAGTTTCGGACATCGCTGAAATTGCGGACAAGTTCGCTCGTAATGAGATCATGACTTCTAACGAGATCCGTGCGAAGATCGGTCTTCGACCCTCTAAGGATCCGAAGGCGGACATGCTCATCAACTCGAACATGCCCCAGCCAGCAATCGAGAAAATCTCACCCGTTTCTCCCGCTCCTCAGCAGGGAGAGATTGACATCGGTGAAGTTCGATCGACTCTGGGTGAAACCAAAATTAAAGAATTAGAATCACTTCGACCACGAAAGTGAAAGGAAATCAAAATGGGAGTTCCCGACTTCAGTGGTTGGGCATCCAAGAACGATCTGCTGTGCTCTGATGGACGAATCCTCAAGGCTGGTGCTTTCGCTCACCAGGAAGGAATGAAGGTTCCTCTCGTCTGGCAGCACGATCACAATAGCCCGGGGAATGTCCTTGGCCATGCGGTGCTCTACAACAAGCCCGAAGGCGTCTACACGGAGGCTTTCTTCAACGATTCTCCCTCTGGACAGCAGGCGAAGGTTCTCGTCCAGCATGGGGACGTCAACGCTCTGTCCATCTGGGCGAATAAACTCGTTCAGAAGGGCCGTGAGGTTACTCGCGGTATGATCAAAGAGGTCAGTCTGGTTCTCTCGGGCGCAAATCCGGGGGCATTCATCGACCAAACGTCTATCGCTCATGGGGATGGTGACGTCGAAAACGAGGCCATCATCTACACTGGCGAAACCATCATTCACGCCGATTTCGAAGAGGAAGAGATCGACGACATCGCCGGCGCTGCTGGCACAAACCAAGGAGAAGAGATGGGTAATTTCCAGCAGCCTGATGAGCTCGTTCATGCCGATGGCACCGCGGTGCTTGATGAGAACGAGACCATCAAGGATGTGTTAGATTCCATGAATGACAAGCAGCAGCTTGTTCTTCAGTATCTGATCGGTGATGCCATTGCGCAGACCCGCGAAGAGGCCGGCGGCACGGTGCAGCACGGCGACTTGTACACTGGTGAGGATCTCACCGCTAAGTTCCAGGAAGGAATTGAAATGGGGCGTAACCTCTTCGCAGACCAGGCGGAGGCCAATGGTCGGAAGGAGCGGGAGCGTAAGGTACTTTCGCACAGCGACTTCGAGCGAATCGTTAACTCTGCGAAGACTGGTAACGGTTCTCTGAAGGACTCGGTCGAGGACTTCCTCGCACACGCCGAGGGCGACTACGGTATCGATGACATCGATTTCCTCTTCCCCGACGCTAAGGCCGTTCAGAACACTCCGGAGCTTCTCAGCCGCCGGATGGAGTGGGTGCAGGACGTTCTTACGAACACCACGCACTCGCCGTTCGCTCGCGTCAAGACCATTCACGCTGACATCACGGCGGACGAGGCTCGCGCAAAGGGTTACGTCAAGGGTACGGTGAAGAAGGAGGAGGTTATCAAGCTTCTGAAGCGTGTGACCACTCCGACGACCATCTACAAGAAGCAGAAGCTGGACCGTGACGACATTGTCGACATCACGGACTTCGACGTCATCGCCTGGCTCAAGGCGGAGATGCGTATCATGCTGGATGAGGAAATCGCTCGTGCGATCCTCATCGGTGACGGCCGTGACATGGATGACGAGGACAAGATCGACGAGGACCACCTTCGTCCGATCGCGTGGGACGACGACATGTATGCCCACAAGATCAACCTTGTCACCGACTCGACTCCGGCTCAGACCAACGAGGCGATCACTCGTGCGCTGTCGTTCTACAAGGGCTCGGGTAACCCGGCCATGTACACGACTCAGGCCGTCCTGACTGACCTCCTCCTGGACAAGGACACTCTGGGTCGTCGATTCTTCGCCACCAAGACGGAGCTCGCTGACGCTCTCGGTGTCAGCCGTATCGTTCCGGTTGAGGTCATGGAGGACGAGCCTGACATCATCGCGATCATCGTGAACCTCGCGGATTACCGTGTTGGCGCGGACAAGGGTGGCGAGATCTCGTTCTTCGACGACTTCGACATCGACTACAACCAGCAGAAGTACCTGCTGGAGACCCGTATCTCGGGTGCTCTGACGAAGGCTAAGTCGGCCATTGTCATCAAGCGCGCTGCGGGTACTGTTGTGACTCCGACGCAGCCGAGCTACAACCCCTCGACTCATGTGATCACCATCCCGAGCCAGACGGGCGTTATCTACTCCATCAACGGTGTGGATCAGGCTCCGGGTTCGACGGTGACCATCGCGGAGACTACCGAGGTCGAGTCGCGTCCTGCGGCACACTACTCGTTCCCGCACACCGCGGACACGTACTGGACCTTCGTCTTCTAAGACTAACGTCCAATGCCGAAGTTCTACGGTCCTATTGGGTTCAAGCAGGCCGTAGAGTCGGTACCAGGAGTGTGGACGAACGTCGTCGTAGAGAGAAACTTCTACGGCGACGTTCTCCGCAACTCTGTCACACACCGAGACGGAGAGAAAGTCAACGACGATCTCTCTGTGGGGAATTCTATTAGCATCATCTCTGATGCCTATGCGAATGAACACTTCTTCGCCATCCTCTTTGTGGAATGGGCTGGAACTTGCTGGAAGGTCAGTAATGTTCTTGTAGAGAGTCCCCGCCTTATTTTGCGGCTAGGAGGTGTATACACGGGTGAGCGAGCAGAGCCAGCGCCTGAAACTCCAGACACTCCTTGAGAATCTCGCACCGGGGGTTGTGAAAAAAGTATATTTCCAACCCCCGTCGAACATCACTCTTGAGTATCCATGTATCGTGTATCAACGCGATTATATGAAAACGGAGTACGCCGACAACGGTCCGTACAAACACAAGACACGGTATCAGGTGACCGTTATTGATAAGAATCCCGATTCTGAGATTCCTGCAAAGGTCAAAGCCTTGCCTCTCTGCGCCTATAGTAGGTTCTTTGTGGCAGATAATCTGAATCATGATGTCTTCAACCTTTACTTCTAGAAAGGAAGTAGAATGAGCCAGCTCATTTGGGATGCCGTGGGCGAGCGCCGGTACGAGACCGGTGTCGATCATGGTGTTCTCTACCCCCAGGATTCGACGGGACTTTACCCTCTCGGCGTTGCCTGGAACGGTCTGACGACTGTCACGGAATCGCCCTCGGGCGCCGAGTCTAATAAGCAGTACGCAGACAACATCGCATATTTGAACCTGGTTTCGGCCGAGGAGTTCGGTGGCACCATCGAGGCGTTCACCTATCCTGATGAGTTCGAAGAGTGCGATGGTACTCGCGCGCCTGCCCCGGGTGTAACCGTGGGTCAGCAGCGACGCCGTCAGTTCGGTTTCTCGTATCGTACCCTCGTCGGTAACGATATCGAGGGTACTGACTTCGGCTACAAGCTGCATCTGGTGTACAACGCTCTCGCCTCGGTGTCGGAGAAGGCTCGTGCAACGGTCAATGACTCTCCTGAGGCAGTTTCGCTCAGCTGGGAGTTCACGACTACGCCTGTGGAGATCGGTGAGATTGGGGGCGTTCAGTACAAGCCTTCGGCAACGCTCACGATCGACTCGACCAAAGTCGACGCAACGGCTCTTGCCGCTCTCGAGACGATCCTCTATGGTTCGTCGGGTGTCGACCCGCGTCTTCCGCTTCCCGCGGAGGTCATCGCGCTCTTCACGGGCACGGTCACGGAGGTTACGCCTCTCGCTCCGACCTTTGACGACGAGACCGACATCATCACCATCCCGACGGTTACCGGTGTTCGTTACACCATCAACGGCGTCACCAAGACGGGAGCTCAGCCTCCTATCACGGTCCCGACGGTGGTTCGTGCTTACCCGAACAACGGTTACGTCTTCACTGCCGGTTCGGACGACGACTGGTCGTTCTCGCCGACACCGTAAACGATAAGGAGGCCGGGGAATGCTCGTACTTACAGTTCCTGCAGTTCCCTCAGTCGAACTCTGGGACGAAAAGAATCAACGATTCCTCAACTCAGAACCTTTTGCTGGAGAAGAACTGCTACTTGAGCATTCCCTGGCCTCCATGTCAAAATGGGAGGAAATCTACGAGAAACCTTTCCTGGGTAAGGGAGAGAAGACTCGTGAAGAAACAATCGAATACATTCGTTGTATGACGATTGCTCCAGTTTCTTCCCCTCGAGTATATGATCATCTCACCGCAGATAATTTTCGAGAGATCGATAACTATATCGGACGAAAGATGACTGCAACGGTCATCAATGAGACTGCTAAAAATCGTAATACGGGGGAGTTCATCACTGCCGAGATCATCTATTATTGGATGATTTCTTTGAACATCCCAATGGAATGGCAGTACAAACACCTTAATAAACTTATCACTCTGGTTCGAGTGATTAATTTGAAGAACCAGCCGCAAAAGACGCCGCGACCAACTAAGAGTTCTCTTGCGGCTCGCCGCGCACTTAATCAACGGCGTAGAGCTCAACTAGGAACCACCGGCTAGAAAGGAGATGTTATGACCCGACTCGTCTGGGGAGCAGTGGGACAACGTTTCTTCGAAGCTGGAACCGATCGTGGGGTCCTCTTCGTTGATAATCTGGGCGTTCCATGGAATGGTCTGAAATCGGTATCGGAGGAACCGTCTGGGGGCGGACCACAAGCCTATTACCATGATGGGATAAAGTATCTTAACCTTTCCCAAGCAGAGGAATTCGAGGCCACAATCGAAGCTTTCTCCGCTCCTGCTGAATTTGCACGATGTGATGGAGAGATTCCTCTCTATTCCGGACTGTCAATTACTCAACAACCGAGAAAAACTTTTGGGTTGAGTTATCGTACTCGGGTCGGTAATGATGTAGATTCAACCGATTATGGGTATAAGATTCATATCGTGTATAATTCTCTTGCTTCTCCCTCTACTCGAGAACGTCGTACTCTTGGTGTTTCTACGGATCCTCTTACGTTGAGTTGGAAGATCACAACGACACCTCCTGCAATCTCGGGGTATCGACCTACTGCCCATTTGGTTATCGATTCTCGTACAACTCCTCGTCCTATACTGTCTGAGATTGAGGATATTCTTTACGGGACAGATGAAACTATCTCTCGTCTTCCCACCCCGCAGGAGATTATCACGATATTCTCTTCACCTTGGGTTGATGTGGAGTCGGTTCAGGATGGTGTTTATATTCTGAATGGAACGGCCGTTGAGGATCTCTCTGAAGGATTCGCCGTTGATCATAATACTGTCACCGACAATGGTGATGGAACCTTCACTATTGAGTAAAGGATATTCTCATGGCTAGAGTAGAAAGCTACACCAAAGACGAACTGGATCAGATGATTCAGCCCCCAAAGTTCACATCCGGATCAAACCCCTACGATCCAGGTCTTCTGGCGACGGTTCGTTTAGGAGATATTTTCATTTATGATTCCTCTGGAGATCATCCGGGATGGATGTATCAGTGGGACGGCTCAGATTGGGTCTTTATCATCTCGCTGACTCTTGGTAGTTAAGAGAAACAATGCGGCTTTCTTGGAGCGATCCGGCGCAGCGACTTTATGAAGCTGGGGTCGATCGTGGTGTCTTCTATCCTGCGGTCGGCCCCGGTGTTGCTTGGAACGGTCTTATCTCTCTTACAGAGAATGACGATAACAAGACTCAAATGGTTTTGTACGTTGACGGAGATCGTCATATTTCCAATATCCAGATTGGTTCTTACTCGGCAACCCTTTCCGCCATTACATACCCTGTAGAATTTGAAGAATACGAAGGGTATGCGAATGACTTCATCACGGGTCAGCGGAGGAAAAGCTTCTCTCTTTCTTACCGAACACTAATCGGAGATCCGGTTGAGGGAACCGATTTCGCATATAAGATTCATCTGGTGTATAACGTTCTCGCCGATCCTTCAGGGAATGAATTTACTTCCCTGAATGTGGACACGGACTATTTAACTCTAGAATGGGAGCTCTCAACTACTCCAGTTCCCATTCTAGGACTTCATCCGAGTGCTCATTTGATCATTGATTCTCGGACAGTTAATGTTGATGTTTTGACAATTCTTGAGGAATGGTTGTACGGTACTGCAGGTACGACACCTCGTATGCCTTCCATGACCGAGATTTTTGCACTGTTTGAGTCCTATGCGATATTTCGTGTCGTAGATAATGGCGACGGAACAGCGACTATTAGCGGCCCTGACGATGCTGTATATCCTCTAGGGCATGATGATCTTTGGGTTTTAGATTATATTTCAGTAAACCAGATTGAGGAAAATCTTTATTTTGTTACTTCGTATTGAAAGGAGATGATATTTATGGGTTCTGTTACTCTTTTCAATGCAGTGCGAATGAAAGACATAGAAGATAATACTGTCGTTTCAGGTTTTGTAGACATTGATGGGCATCTTCTTCTTCAAAAAAGAAATGAAACAACCATCGACGCCGGATTAGTCAAAGGACAGAATGGTGAAGATGGACTAAACGGTTTAGATGGAAAATCCGCGTATCAAATCTGGCTGGATAATGGAAATGTTGGGTCAGAGGAAGACTTCCTTGAATCTTTAATAGGTCCTCCGGGTCCGTCTGGTTCTGCAGTAATGACTCCTTCTTCAGTTGTTGTTGGGTCGGGATCTTCGACAATTTTGAGTGACGGAACGGTACAGTTTACAAATGCTTCTTCTGTATTGTTAAACGGCGTTTTTAATGGTCTTGGCGTTGATGCCTATGACGTGGATTATCATGTCGAGTCCTCGACGAAAACGGACATAAAACTTGCGTTTGCCGTTGCAGGAACCTTAACGACAGGTAATAAATGTTCTTTTGAACGTTTTTATGGAAGAGGATCGACTGCTACGGCTGTTATGAACCCCGCTCAAGAGACTTTCTCTTTAGGAATCACTAATGCTTTTGAATTTTTTGATGGAAGAATAAGAATAGTAAGTCCTAAAATACCTGTCGTTCCGACTAAACTTGATTGGCGAATGGGATTACATGCCACTTCTTTAGCCGTAGCTGATAATCATGCTGTGGTAATGGGAAGCGGAATTTTTTCCGGAACAGAGTCTTTAGATGGTTTACAGCTTTCATGGTTAACCACCAGTGCTACTTTAACTGGGTGGATTCGAGTAGTGAAAACTGCGTGATCTCAGCAGAGTCAAAATAGAAGTTAAAACGTATAAGAAAGGAGTTGAGATGAAGCTCACTGTCAAGCAAAGAGGGAGTTTTCGAAAGATTGAAAACTTCTTTGAGAAAATGCTCAATGGTGATCTCTACTCAACTCTTGATCAGTACGGACAACTGGGAGTTGACGCTCTTGCCGCAGCGACTCCGAAAGATTCCGGTGTGACGGCCGCCTCTTGGAGCTACTTTGTAGACATCTCTGGGGGGCGGTCGTCGATCACCTGGACGAATGACCATTTTGCCGGAACAACTCCTGTGGTGATCATGCTTCAGTATGGACATGGTACGGGTACAGGCGGGTACGTTCAAGGTTACGATTTCATCAACCCCGCTATGGTTGATATATTTGACAAGATCTCCGAAGGTGTGTGGAAGGCGGTGGTGAACGCGTGAGCAGTATCGATGATCGCATTGTTGAAATGCAGTTTGAGAACGAACAGTTTGAAAGGGCAATTCGGCAGTCTAATGACTCTCTTGACGACCTTAAAGATCACCTTGAGCTCGACGGCGCCACAAAAGGTCTTGACGATATTCAAAGAGCCGCTAATGAAGTAAACCTTGGCGGTCTGACTGGAGCCGTTCAACAAATCGCCGCTGCCTTCTCAGGTCTTGGCGTCATAGCGATCAACGTTCTTAGCCGTCTGACACAAGAAGCTATCAGTTTCGCCCAAAACGCCATTGCGAACGTCATCAACCCCATTATCGAAGGCGGCATGAATCGTGCTCTGAACCTCGAGCAGGCGAGATTCCAGCTGGAGGGTTTGGGTCTGGACGTCAAACAGATCATGAAGGATGCTCTCTACGCAGTGGAGGGAACCGCTTTCGGTCTGGATTCCGCCGCTAAGGCTGCTGCACAGTTTGGTGCTTCGGGCGTTCAAGCCGGGGATCAGATGAAGACGGCACTTCGTGCGGTTTCTGGTCTGGCAGCTATGGGTGGCCGGTCCTTCGACGAGGTATCGAACATATTCACCAAAGTTGCCGGTCAGGGTCGCCTTATGGGTGACGATATTAACCGAATTGGTGTTCTTGGTATCAACGCCGCAGCAACTCTCGCTAAATCGATGGGAACAAGCGAAGAAGCAGTTCGCAAGATGGCCTCTGAGGGAAAGATCTCGTTCGCGACCTTTGCTCAGGCGATGGACAACGCGTTCGGTGAGCACGCCACTAAGGCTAACGAGACCTATACTGGTTCGCTTGGTAACTTGAAGACCGCGCTTGCTCGAATCGGGGCTCTCTACTACGACGGTGTCGATAACGAGTTTGTCGGATATTTGACTCGTCAGCGAGATCTCTTCAACGCAATCACTCCGTTGATTGACATGGCGAAGAATGCTCTGATCCCTTTTATCAAAACAATATCAGAGATTCAGCTCGCTGGAAACAACAATCTGATAGATCTTTTGAAGGGTATCGCGCAGTCCAAGGCCCCAGAGATCCTTCTCGCCACATTCAAGAATCTCTCAAGTGTCGTAAAGGGTCTTGTCAGCTCGTTCAAGGAAGGCTTCTCTGAGATATTTCCTTCGAAGGGCGTCGACGGTGTAATTAATATCCTCAGTGCTATTAGACGATTCACCGCATCTTTAATCCCTTCGAACAAAGAACTGGGTCAGCTGAAGACCACTTTTGCGGGTTTCTTTGCGATTATCAGCATCGGTATTCAATTTATAAAGGCGATCTTCACCACCATATTTGATTTGATCAACTTCATTCGAGGAGATGGGGAAGGATCGATCCTGGACTTTACGTCTACGATCGGCGAGTGGCTCGTTAAAGTGGACGAAGCGATCAAGAAGGGTGATATTTTCGGCAAGATTTTCGGTGTGATCGGAACCGTCATAAAGACACCAATTGCTCTTATTAAGGGGCTTGTTGGCTTTATTGCTCAGATGGTGGAATCTTTCGCCAAGATCAATCCGGATGGTCTGACGGAGTTCGCGACAAAACTCAAAGAAAGATTCGAGCCGATTGCCAACCTCTTCGGGAAGATCGGAGAAGCTGCAGAATGGGTCGGCGATAAGATTGGCGAAATGGTCGCCAAAGCCAAGAACTGGTTCAACGACCTATTTCCGAAAAATGAGGGTAAGGGCGGAGATAATCCTCTGACTAACTTCATTCAAGGTCTTATCGACGGTATAGGTAAGATCACCTTTGACAATGTGATCGATCTGATTAATACTGGCCTCGTTACCGCTCTGATTTTCTCTATAACCACACTCTTCGGTAAAATCAAGACTGGTATCGACAGCATTGCAGGCGGTGGAGGTATTCTCGGTAGCATCTCCAGTATGTTCGACAAGTTCGGCGGAATCGGTACGTCTATTTCCGGAGTATTCGATCAAATCACGGGAAATCTCAAGGCGATGCAGCGTCAGGTTCAGGCGAAGACGATCAAGGATATTGCGATATCCTTGGCAATCTTAGCTGGTTCTGCCGTTGTTATGAGTCTTGTAGACTCGGAAAAGTTGAACAACTCGCTGAACGTTCTGGTAGCTATGATGGCGTCGCTCATCACGTCGATGGCGGTTATGATCCGGATCATTGGTGATAAAAAGTTGCTCATGCTTCCGGTCGTTACGGCTGCTATGATCACCATGTCTACTGCTTTGTTGATTCTGGCAGGAGCTATTGCTATAGTAGCTGCTCTTCCTCTTGATAAAGCGGCGCAGGGTGTTGGCGGTATTGTTATTGCTCTCGCAGCTCTGGTTGGTGCTGTCGCAGTTCTCAATACCATGGGGCCGAAAGCCTTGGCGGGGGCTCTAGCGTTGCAGATGCTCGCCGGCGTTATGATTCTTGTAGCGGGGGCTATCGCTATTATAGCGGCTTTCCCTCTGGATCGGGTTATACAAGGAACGGCAGCATTTGTTGTGACCTTGGCAGCTTTGGTGGGCGCGGTTTCGCTTCTCAACCTTATGGGGCCGAAAGCTCTTCTTGGAGCGGGAGCTCTGATACTTCTATCGGGTGCTATGCTCACCATGGCAACGGCTATTGCTATTATCGCTGCACTTCCTACAGAAGGGGCTATTCAGGGAGCGGTTGCGTTCGCTGCCGTTCTTGCGGTTCTTGTAGGAGCTGTCACGTTGCTTTCACTGATTGGACCTATGGTTATAGTGGGAGCTCTTGCGGTTGTTGCTCTATCAGGCGCTATGGTTATTGCGGCAGTGGGCCTTGTTATATTTGCACAGGCCATGACGACTCTTTCGGGAATGTCGTGGGATGACATCGGTCGAGGTCTTACTGTTCTAGCAGCAGGACTTACTATTCTCTCCATAGCTATGATTGCTATGAGTGCGGGAATCGTTGGGTCGATTGGAATGGTTATCGCAGCCGCTGCGATTATGGTTCTGGCCAATGCTTTAAAGATCATCGCCACGATGTCTTGGGATGACATTGGTCGCACCATGGTAGTTCTTGCAGGAGGACTTCTCATTCTTGCGGGTGCAGCATTTGCTTTCGAGGCCGCAGCTCTCGGTGCGGTGGCAATGATCGCAGTTGCTGCTGCTATGATGATTCTTGCCCCCGCTCTCAAACTCCTAGGCAGTATGTCGTGGGATGAGATCGGGAGAGGTCTGACTGTGCTGGGTTCTGCCATTGCTATTCTAGCGGTTGGTGGAGTATTGCTCATTCCAGCTGCGGTTGGATTTACCCTTCTCGGAGCAGCACTCCTGCTCTTGGGCACGGGTATATTCCTGGCCTCTGTCGGAATCGGCGCTCTTGCAATTGGTATCGGCGTGCTTGTAGCAGCAGGTCAACAAGGCATAGACATGTTTATCAAGGGTATATTGGCATTTGCTGATACTATTCCTCTCCTTGCTCTGAAAATTGGAGAGGGTCTGGTAATCATGGCAGTAACTATCGGTGCTAACGCTCCTCGACTTATTGAGGCGTTCGTTCAGCTACTTATAGCAATGCTGAGTGCTATTGAGACCGTCGTTCCTGAAATAATCCGGGTTGCGACAGTACTTATCACATCTCTCGTGGACGCTCTCGTTGTATTGATACCTTTCCTGGTCGATGCGGGTTTGAAAATCCTCACCGGAGTTCTTGACGGAATCGGAAAGAACATCGGGAAGGTTATTGAAAAGGGCACAGACATCGTTGTGAACTTTATTAATGGTATAGCTAATGCTATACCGCGAATCATTGATGCTGCGGCTAATCTGGTTCTGAAGTTCATTATCGGTGTGGGAGACGCGGTCAAGAAGTACAGTGATGACTTTGTCAGGGCAGGAAGTAGACTCTTCCGAGCCATCGTTGACGGAGTCGCAATGGCCATTGAGCAGGGAGGTTCGGACCTTAACTACGCTGGTCGTAGGATTGGTAACGCACTTCTGCAGGGTGCGAAGAACGCTCTTGGGATTCACTCCCCGTCGAAGGCCTTTGCTGAGGTTGGAACCTGGTCGATTCTTGGTCTGATCAATCAGTTGGGCAAGATGGGAACGAAGGTAGAGAATGCAGGGTCTGATGTAGGTAACGCAGCATTGACTGGTCTGCAAAAGACTATGATGGATATCGGTAGAACTGTTGATGAGAATGTTGACGTTCAACCGACTATTCGTCCTGTTTTGGATCTTTCTGCGGTTAAGAAAGATGCCTCGCAGATCAACGGTATTCTCACACCTCAAGACCAGACTTTGTCTCTTGACAAAGTCAAGACCGATGTATATTCTGCGAATACTGGGTATGAAGATAACATGCGCGTTATGACGGATGCCGATGGTAATCCTGTCACGGGTAATCAAACGAACATGTATTACACTCAGAACAACTACTCGCCGAAGGCTATGTCTACGGTAGAGATATATCGTAATACTAAGAATCAACTATCCGTTGTGAAGGGAGAGCTGGAGAAGTAATGCTGACGAAAATTGAAGCACGCAACCTTCAAGGGAGTCTTCTCACGCTCTCCCTTCTGGATATTTCCGAAGGTATCTCCGTAGAGGATGTGCAAGGACTAGATCCGGTTAAAGCGACTTTAGTATATTCTGATTTCGCTGGGCAGGATCTCAGTACTTTTCAATCTGCACGACGTGATCGTCGGAATATTATTCTGAAATTAGGTTATGAGCCGGATTACGTCAACACCTCTGTCCGAGATCTTAGACGACGTTTGTACAAATGGTTTATGCCCAAGTCGCTCGTCCGTCTTCGGTTTTATGAGGATGATGGGCTTGTCGTAGACATATCGGGGCGTGTCGAATCCAACGACACGCCCCGATTCGGCACCCAGGATCCGGATGCAACCATCTCTATCGTCTGTGAGGATTCCAACTTTGTAGATCTGACCCCTCGTATATTCTCGGCTACTACCACATCGGGATCTACAACCTCAGATCTCACGTATAACGGTAGTGTTGAAACCGGATTCGTGTTTACGTTGAACCTCGATCGAGACATCAATGGATTCACCTTCTATAACACCCCTCCTGACAACTCTCAGAGATCTCTTCAGTTTACGGCCCCTATGGTGGCTGGTGATACTTTGAAGATCTCCACAGTTCCGGGAGACAAGTACGCTATCCTGACACATGCGGGAGTTGATAATTCAGTTCTCTATGGTGTGAATCCTTCGGCGAACTGGCTCAATCTATTTGAGGGGCTCAACAAACTTCGAGTTCTGGTAGCCGGGGAACCCATTCCTTGGTCTATCGCTTATACGGACAAATACGGAGCACTATAATGGATCTTTTCATCCTGGATAGCCAACTCCGTCGCACGGCTGTGTTTGACCAGTATGAAACTTTGATATGGACCGAACGTTTTAGTTCCGCGGGGGATTTTGAGCTCGTTATACCATCGTCGTTGAAAGCGCGTAGTCTTCTGACCCCAGGGACATATTTGGCGATCAATGAGTCTACACGCATCATGGTCATCGAGACGGTTGAGGATCGAAAAGATTCTGACGGTAAGGTATATTTGAACATCAAAGGACCTTCCCTCGAGAGTATTCTCGATGCCCGAGTAGCTAAGAATATGACTCCGAACACGGATGTAACCGATGTGAAATGGTATTTCACGGACGTTCTCCCTGCAGAAATTGCCAGAGAGATATTTAATTACGTTTGCGTGGAAGGAAACATTCATACGGAAGATATCATTCCGTTCTACGTGGAGGGTAATATTTATCCCCCAGACAACATCCCTGAGCCGGAAGACCCTGTCTCTCTCGTTATCTCTCCGACGAGCGTCTATCAGGCGATTAAAGAGATTTGCGATATTTATGACTTGGGTTTCCGCTTAGTTCGAAACGGGGATGAGTCTGAGCTGATGTTCAACATTTATTCGGGTAATGATAGAACTACTCTACAGAGTACTCTTCCTGCTGTTATTTTTGCGCCTGAGTTAGACAACCTTACTGACGTGTCATATTTGACAGCTGTGGGAAATTATAAGAATGTCGCTCACGTTATAAGTCCGAACGGCGAAACCTTTGTCTACGCTAACAACGTTGATGAGAGTGTTTCGGGTTTTGATCGAAAAGTTCTTTTCGTCGATGCTAGTGATATCCTCTATCCCGATCGATCGCAGTTAGATCCATTACCGTATACCATTACGGATGATGAGGCTGCAGTTGTACGGGCAGTTCAGAGTCTGATTAATGTTACTGATTTTCAATCATCTTCTCTGGGTAAAATCACTCAGATGAGGAGACTCTATCCTCAGGATAAAGTAAATATTGAAGCGGTTATCAATAATGTATATTCTCTGACATCGAGCGAGGCTTCGGCCATTACCTTGGCAAAAGCAGCTAGCGGGGTAACTCAGGATCAAAAAGATGCTTTAAGTCGCATGGAAGCTTCAGTCCGTCTCAGTAATTCGGATCTATCGAGCTTGAATACGATGCTTGCTAATAATGCAAACATCACCAACACTAACAAGCAATATATTTCGGACGCAGCTAATAAACAGCAGACTACTGTGATGAGCGACGAGAAAACTCTCATTGAAGATCTTATCGAGAGAACAGACTCGTACAACGATGCAGAAGATGCTGCTCTTCTTCCCTTCCTGATTCAGAGAGGAAAAGACGAGCTTGCCAAAAACACTAACCTTGTGGCTTTTGACGGTGAGATTCCGGAGAATAGTCAATACGTCTATCATCGAGATTACGAACTTGGGGATCTGGTTGAAATTCGCAATTCGGATCAGGTGACGAATCAGATGCGCGTCACGGAGCAGATATTTGCTTCCGATGCAACGGGGGATCGTGCTTATCCGACTCTCTCAATCAAGCAGCTGATTACTGCGGGCTCGTGGTATGCTGAACCTGCTGCTGAGGTGTGGGACGATCTGGTTAACCCGGCCGACACCTGGGAGTCGAGGCCATGATAAAGAAGGAAGAGACTCATGGCCGTTGGTGATGACGCGACAGCTGCTGGATATCCTCTCGTCCCCAACACAGGCGAAGAGGGGCGAGTCCGTTATGGTGCTCGAGAGATCAACCGTACTCGGGACTTCATTGCACAGTTAGGCGCCCTCATTCCTGTGGGTATTGCAGGGTATCAAGCCGCTGCGGGTATTTCCTCAGGAACAACCGCGCCCAACAACAGCGATGGAAAACCAGACGGGACGATCTATTTCCAGACGTTGTGACCTAAGGAGATTCTATGGGTACACCGCGCGTTTCTCGAGATACTAGCCCCACTAATCCTCGTACACTTTATATTACAGAGGTCGACTGGGTATCCCAGAGTCAATCGGGAAACTATTCGACACTGTCGATATATGT